AGAATTTCGTGATGAAGGTATTCGCAAGGAGACTGGATTCAAAGGTCTTGCAGCTGAGACTCTTTTAAATCTCTCTAATGCCATGAAATCCAGCGTTCTCTTTGGCCGCGACCTTCCTAAGATGATTAAGCAGTCCGCTGAAGCTGAGAAGGAACGTCCATTAAGACCTTATGTAGCTACTGCTGGTGGATTAGCTGAGATAGGTAAAGGTGTGATCAATGCACCTTATGATTTAAATCAACTACTTTCCAGGAAATTTAAATCCTTTCCTAACGGCAAGGGAATTCTTCCTCATATCCCTGAAGATACTGGAGTGGCTAGCGTATTTGGTTTAGATAAAGAGCAGCCAGAAGATAGGCTATATAAAGGTCTTGCTAACGTTATTGGAGCGGCAGGTGGTAGCGAATTTAAGGCTCTCAAAGGAATTGAAGGAGGCAAGCTTCCTCCTAAAGTCATGCCTAAGCATATTGAAGCTCAGATAGATAAAGAGAAGTCAGTTCTGGCTCAAAGTAAGAAGCGTATGGAACAGTTTAAGGAAAAGCTTGAAAGTCATCCTGATTATGGAACAGCTAAGCCATCAACATTACTTCGAAAGTCAGCTGAATTAGGCCGCAAGGTTGAAGAAGAACTTCCTAATACCTTGATTGAAGAGAAACCAGTTCCTAAAGCGCCTCCTAAGCCAGATACTGCTAAGATGAATCGTATGGCAGCTGCTGAAGAAACCAATGCCAAGGAAGGATTGAGTAAGGCTTTGAAGGAAGGAACTCCTCATCACATAGAGGGCGCCAAGATTCTAGAAGAGGAAATTGGTCAGGTGAAGAATGCCGCTAGTAATCAGTTCAATGAGACTCGCGCATACTTTGGCGACAAAGAAATTCCTATAGATAAATCTCAGGAAGTTAAAGCAGTTAAAGATAAGATATCTGAGCTACAGGATGCTGATGAATGGTTGCCTGGATATGCTCATGACACTCCAGAGATTAAGGCATTGCAATCGCAATTAGATAGACTTTCAGAACCCGAATTCGTTAAGGCTGGAGATGTGCTAGATGTGTATCAAACTCTGCAGAAAATTGCTAAGCGAACTAATGATGAAATCTATGAGCGTGGTAGTCGTCTGACAGAAGTTGAACGTAAAGAGAAGAAAGCTCAGGCACAGAAGTATATGAAGTTGTCTGATGAGTTGGGTGATATCTTAGAGAAAGTTGGGGATAAGAATGGCATTGAGATGCTTAAGAATGCCCGTGCTTCATGGAGAGAATATGCTTCTCTATATGGTAATCCTATCTTCCAATCACTTGAAAAGCATCATGCACTTCCTGTAGATACCATAAGCAAACTTGATGTGGGAACTAGTGGTAATGAGTTATTGAATCGAATAGTAGCTAAGCGCCCTGATTTGCGTGAGAATATATTTGCACAGAAATATTCTAGTCCGAAGAGCCATGGTGAGCTTCTTAGACCTAGCAAGCTTAATGATAAGTATCTCAAGGAACTGCCTGATGTTAAGAGCTTCGTAGAATCCTTGAAGAATGCTGCTGAGAATAAGAAAGAAGTTAAAGCTACAGGGTTTGAATTAAAGGCAGAGCATAAAGAGCTGGCAGATGCTATTTCTAAGGAAGCAGAGCGGCAGAAACTTCGTCAGGAGGCCGTTGCTAATGTGAAGAATTACCGTGAGCTTGCTGCTAAGAAGACTAAGGCTGCAGAATTGGTTAAGAAGAAAGTTTCCCAGGCTAAAGCGCGGGGTGAAAATATTGATGCGCTTCAAGCCCAGTTGGATGACTTATTGTCTCAGAAAGCCAAACTCAAGAGATTGCTAAATACTGCTCTAAAAGCTGTTTACCGATACGGTGGAATTAAATCAGCTTTAGGAAATTAGGCTTTATCGCTATAGATTGAGTAAGCTGTAGCAATTAGAATTAGAATAGTAATTATCATAAGATTGTCCTCCTGATTAAGTTATAAGCATTATACAGGAGATAATGGGCAGAAATCAAGCAAAGGATTTGCAATGGCTATTGACCAACATTATATACCCGCCTTTAGCATAGAAGAAGTGCTGCTGGACAAGGACACAGGCGCCCCACTCTCAGGCGGCATAGTCACCTTTGAGCGAGACAGTCAGCGAGGTACGTTCAAATCTGTCTATCAGATTACAGGTACATCGCCTAACTACACCTTCATAGCATTGCCGAACCCTATGATACTAAGCTCCATAGGAACATTCGAAGACACGCTTGGAAATCCAGTCGTCCCATACTTTTTGCCATATGACGCTAACTTCATGCCTGACTACTACTTCGTAAAAGTAGAGAGTTCAGGTCTAGTCCCTCAGTTTACTCGTGAGGCTGTGCCATTCATTCCAGATGCTGGTGGGACTGATGGAGCTTCAGGTTCGCTAGAGAATGAGGTTTCGAATCCACAGTTTGCAGAGGTGTTCTTTACGACTCCTGGGCCATATACTTATAATTTCAATGCCGCAAGTAGCCAGGTGGTACATTTAGGCCCTGATTGGGACTTAGTGGTATCTTCGCCTGCGGTAGGGAGTGTTACGGTAAATCAAATCACGCCTACAGGAGCCTTAAATATACCTGGGAATCCAGGTACGCTCTTGAATATTACCTCGGCTGGACTGAGTAGTCTCCATCTCAGGCAGAGAATCTATGGTTCTCCTAATCTCTGGGGTAGCGGAATTTTAGCCTCAACCTTTCTAGCTAAGACCTATGCTGGAGGCTCATCACTTCTAAAGCTTTGGTATCAGCAGTCTGGGCAATCTCCTATTACGATTAATTCAGCGACACTAGTAGGAAGCTCAGGATATACTTCATTTCCTACATCAACATCGATTGCAGCCTCGGCTAGTGCGGAATTCTTCCCTGATTCTTATATAGATTTGTACTTCGATATTCCATTAAGTACTGAAATTGACATTAGTAATGTAATGGTAACTCCAACTGGGTCAACGGTTGTATCTAATTTGCAGTACAGTCAGGAGTCTCAGAATCGTCAGATTGATCACCTATTTCATTACTATAAGCCTCTGCTGGAGTATAAGCCTATTCCGAGCTATCTGGTTGGATGGGATTTCCCATTGAATCCAGCTCAATTTGGGATTACATCCTTCTCTACTACACCTATCTATGTATGGGATCAGACTATAATGGGAAGTACAGTCAACACTATTAATGTTGGAAGAGTTGCTTTTTCAGGGGCAATTATTTGCACCACGACAGTTGATGATGAAGCATTCTATATGTTGCAATATATTCCTAAAGAAGTTGGATTTAGTGCAACTTTGACAAGGCTAGCAATTAATCTTCTTACTTATCAATTAATACATACTGGAGTTGTAGCTCAGGTTTATCTGTATATTTGCGGTACAGCTGGAACGATTCCAACATTGCCTTTAACTATTGGAACTGTTGCGGCAAGTGGCGACTTTACTTTAACTGCAGCTAATTGGACAGAAGTTCCTAGGCCAAATGGTCAGTCAAATACATTCACTTTAGGTGCTATTGGTGCTCCAATTGACTTTCCTTCAGTAGGATGGAGCGGTACACCATTTGCAGGACAAACGACCAATCCAAATATGGCTATTGTAGTCACATTTAAAGTTCCTTTATCTGGAACACAAGTAGTTATAAATTCATGCTCATTAGTTGCTGGCGATATTCCAACTCGGCCAGCGCCACAGACTCCAGATGAAGTTTTACGGGAATGCCAATACTATTATCGAAAATCATTTTTGCCAGGGGTAACACCCGCAGATAATGTTGGAAGCAACACAGGTGAATCATATTCAATTCAAGTCGCGGGTGCATCTGCAGCTGTATTCGGCCCTATTGTACGATTTGATTATCCACTAAGAACATCACCCACTGGATTAGTGACTCTTTATAACCCTAGGCCAGCAAGCACAGCTGGGCAAATAACAAATTTAACAACGGGAACAGATTGGAGTGGATGTTCTGCCACGAATATTTCAGCAACTGGCTTTGTAACCACAGGAACTACACCTGGTGGTTCAGCTGCAGTTAATGGAGCAGCTGTACATTGGACTGCAGATGCTCGACTAGGAATAATTTAATACAAAGGGATTAATATGACAACTCAATACAAGATTCAAAAGGATGTAGCTGGGTACAATGGTTTCGGGTTACAGTTTAGTGACTTGAAGTTCAGTGCCTCACTTGCCGTCACGACTGATACTACGCTGGCTGTACCTCTTAAGGGCGCAATGGGTGCTCCCCTCAATCAGGTAAATAAGTTTCTGGCTGTGATTACAGTAGAAGCCAATCTCTCAGTATGGTGCGCCTTAAATACCACGGCCGCTGTCCCTGCTGGAGCTTCCTTTGCAGCCACTGATTCAGATTTGATTATCGGAGGCCAGGATTATGCCAGGGAGGTAAGGGCTGGAGATACATTACACTTCTTAGCACCTACGGCAGGTACAGATATCTGTGTAATGTTCTACGCACTGCCAGCTAATTAGATTTAACTTGGATTAATCGCACAGGGAGTGTGGATTATGGCTTTAGTTGCCGATCAAAAATTTAGTACCTTCCAGGATGGCGGGGACTTAGAAGTAAATGACATTATTGTAGGGCTGCGTGGCGGGCTTAATACACGCTTTACCTTTACAGGTGAATTGCCTCCTGGGGTGATTGTTCCGATTGCACAGGGTGGTACTGGAGCGACTACAGCCGCTGCAGCTAGGACGAATTTAGGTCTTGGAACTATTGCTGTGCAGGATGCTGATGCTGTGGCGATTACGGGTGGCAGTGCTATCTTAGCTTCTGGCTCGGTTGCAGCAGCTCCTATAGCTGGCATTGACATTGCAAATAAGACTTATGTAGATGCTCATGTCGCAGGAACGATGTCAACGACTTATGTATCTACTACGCCTTATAATGTATTAAACACAGATGACATTATCCTCGTTGATACGGCAACTATTGGAGGTGCTAGCTCCATCGTACTTCCTATGACACCTACGCAAGATGGTAAAGTCTTTACAATTAAAGATTTTGGATTCGATGCTACTGCTAGCAATATAACTATTTCTGTTGCAGGAGGTGGTGATATCGATGGCTCAAGTACTTATGTGATAGCAGATGATAATGCCGCCATATCAATTGCTTGGAGTGCTGCTGAGGCGACCTATTCTACTGTGTATTCTTTAGATACTCTAATTCCTGTTCTAAGAATTGCTGGAAATACAGGAACAACGACTGCTGGTTCTCCTGTGATAACAATTTCAGGTGGTACTACAGGATTAACTACAACCGCATCAGGATCAACTCTTTCTTTATCTGGAATATTGATTCCTGCTAATGGTGGTACAGGCGTAAGTTCTGTAACTACAGCCCCAACCGCAACAGCATTCGCAGGATGGGACGCTAATTCTAATTTATCAGCCAATGCATTCATAGACGGCTTTGCAACTACAGCGACTGCGGCAGGAACTACGACCCTTACAGTGGCAAGTAAGCAGATTCAAGAATTTACAGGAGCCACGACTCAGACTGTAGTCATGCCAGTGACCTCAACGCTTGTGGCCGGAATGAAATGGATGATTATTAATAATTCATCCGGAAACTTAACTGTAAATTCTTCTGGTGCTAATTTAATTTTAACAATGGCAGCCAATACCACGGCATGGATTACATGCGTTTTAAATTCTGGAACTACTGCAGCATCTTGGAATTCAAGTTATCTGTATGATTTGGGTGCTGGGGTTCTAAGTATTACAGGTACTGCGAATCAGGTTATTGCTTCCGCATCAACCGGGAATGTTACTTTAAGCTTGCCCCAATCTATTGCAACAGGAAGTTCGCCAACTTTTGCAGGATTAACCCTAACAAATCCTTATATAGCTGGTGCTGGGGGATTGCATAGCTTCCAAGTGTTTACATCTGGTACGGCACAAACCTATACAAGACCATCGAACGTTACATCAATTCTAGTTGAAGTGCTTGGTGGTGGTGGAGGAGGTGGTGGTGGTACTGGAAATGGAACAGGTACGGGCGTGGCTGGAGGCGGAGGAAGTGGCGGTTATGCAAGATTATGGATTGCGGCTGCCGCATCCTCTTACACTTATACAGTAGGTGCTCTTGGCGCTGGTGGCGTTGCTGGAAATAATAAAGGAAGTACTGGAGGTACTACGACATTTGGAGCTTCATTACAGGCTACTGGTGGAGTGGGCGGGAATGGCATGGCCACTACCACCGCAGCATTAACAGCTAGCGGTGGGTCTGCTGGTGTGGGTTCAAATGGTGACTTTAACGCATCTGGAAATCCTGGCGGTTATTCTGTCTGTTTAGTAGGCTCTACTGGAAACGCACAATTTGGTCGTGGCGGCTCAAGCATTTATGGCGGTGGCGCTAATACTGTGGGTGGAAATGCAGGTAATTATGGATCGGGTGGGGCAGGTGCTTTTGCTACTGCTGCCAATGCTGCTGGCGGTAATGGATCGGCTGGATTAATAGTTGTATGGGAATTTGCTTAAATATATATAATTTCAATCAAGGAGCGATAAATGGGAATTATCAATGTACAGACGGTACAAGCAGGATTGGTGGACGTATTGCCTAGCCTAGCTTATATCGAGACCAATGACCCTCTAGCTACGGTGCTTGTAGCGGGATATCTTAATCATGTAGTACAGAATGGAACTTCCTTCCAGTTACCCTGTATTGCAGCAGTAAGTACTAAGGAGACACCGACTTCAGCTGCAAGAATTGGTTGGTTTGCAATAAGTCATTCTGGTGCTAACTGGAGCCTAGTTTCAGCTTCAAGTCCAGCTGCTGGCGTAGTAACTTTGCCTACAATCTTAAATCATATTGCTATTTACTCTGATACCTCTGGAACTTTAGCAGAAGATGCAGCCACTGCAATCAATGGCGGTAATATTCAGGCAGGACTTTCAGGTACAGCAGGCTACTTGGCTTCCTTCCCTGCAACAGCTGCTTCAGGATCATTGAGATTAACTGCCGTGGCTAATACTGGTAATACGCTAGTAACCATCAGTAATGCGCTTCATGGCCAGGCATCAGTTTACAGTATTCCAGATTCAGGTGCCGCTACAGCTAACTTCATTATGTCTGCCTCAGCAGGAACTCAAGCCATTACTTCAGGTGGCCTACAAGTATCAGCAGGCAACCTTACTGCAGGTGCTTCAGGTGCGGCAGGAACCCTCATCTCATTCCCAGCTACAGCGGCTAATGGTAGCCTAATTGTATCTGCTCTGAATGCTGGTGGTGCCTTTAATACTACTGTGCGCAACAGCGTCATGGGGCAATCATCCGTAATCTCAATCCCAGACCCTGGTGCTGCGACTGCGAATTTCTTGCTTGACACAGGCGCTTCAAATATCCTGGCACAACAGCAATTCGTAGGATTGAGCAATGTATTAACTTTCGGCACAGGTACTTGGACAGTCACTCGTGTTGCTCAAGGTAACTATGTATCTCGCCATACTGCTGGTGATGAAACTTCAATCATTGCAGTTGATATTACACCTATCATCAGAGTAGCGGCTTCTAAGGGATGGAGACTTGATAGTTTTGATTACATCTATTCTATTGCTACCTTGGCTATGGATGCTCATACGTTGACTCTAGATAGAATAGCCTATGCGAATAACGTAGCCGTCTCTGTAACTTCAATTCCGGTAACAGCTACCCTTGCTACAGCAACTCAAGCCAACCCCTACTTGACTAACTGTACAGTGACTACGCCAGCATTTGACGTAACAGCTGATAGCAAGTATGTGATAGAAATTACTGCTAACAATGCCCTTACTACAGACTTCGATTACTATGGAATTATGCTTAGATTCTCGCAGACTGTCGCCTAAATGATGTATGAGTCACTCCTCTATATGATGCTGTATAGAGGAATTATTAATTATTAAGGAAGATTTAAATGACTTTAGACGAATTACAGGTTCGCAGTAGGTTGATTGGCCAGGAAGTTGAGAAAGCAACTCAAACTCTGTATATCCTTCAGGGCCATAAGCAGGAAGTAGATTTTCAGATTGCCGATCTTGAAAAGCCAGTTCCAGTGGCAGACCCTGAACCCGATCCTGAAAATCCTTGTATACCTGAACCTGAACCTGCTGTAGAATCCTAAAACTTAAATGGCTTACTCCTCTCCTATCTGGAAATTGTCCTCCGGCTCTTAAGGGGTAAGTCATTTTTCTCCCTCTATTTTCTTTCAAAATCAATGCTATACTGAAGTTGATATCAGTGGTTTCTCCATGCCTTCCACAAAGCTATCCATTTTTCCACTGGTATCCTTGGAGATTGATATGGATGAATTAATTCAGCGACTCATAGCTCACGAAGGGAAATCTAAATCTGCATATCAGGATTCGCTAGGCTATTGGACTATCGGAATTGGCCGTCTATGCGATAAGCGTAAGAATGCTGGGCTCTCTGAGGCTGAAATGCTCTATCTTCTGAATAATGATATTGCTGAGTCTCGTGCTGAGCTAGAGAAGTTCTCATGGTTTAATAAGCTTGATGAGATTCGAAAGGAAGTTCTCATTGAATTACACTTCAATATGGGCCTAGGGAATCTTCTAGAGTTCAAGAACATGCTGAATTATCTCGATCAGGGTTATTATCTCAACGCATCATCTCAGCTGCTTAAGAGCCTTTATGCTCAGCAAGTTGGACCTCTCAGAGCCATGGATTTGGCTCAAAGACTTATATCAGGGACGTATAATGACGGTAAGAAAGCACTCGGAGTCAAATGAGCAGATTGCTGCAATGGATTGGCTAAGGACTCGATATCCTAATATTGCTGAGCATACTATGCATATCGGGAATGAGCGCAAAGCTAGCTATTACGCTGGCTATATTAATAAGCGTATGGGCGTACTTAAGGGCGCAAGCGATCTCTTCATGGCATGGCCCTCAGGAGGCTACCACGGACTCTTCATTGAAATGAAATCCGCTATAGGTAAGCCAACCCCAGAGCAGAAAGCCTTCATCCAGCGTGTATCTGAAGTCGGCTACTACGGCTGTATATGCTATGGAGCTGAGGAAGCTATTGAGACTATGAAGTACTATATCGGGTTGGGCTAAATTAAAGTAAATCCAGAATGTCTTCATTATTCTCTTATTATGGGATTTACTTTAATTCAACGGCACAGAAACTATTCACCATACCCTAAGGCGAAGACGGCAAGCTAGTCGAGCTTTGACCGCAGTATCATATTTATGAGCACTGATGTCAAGTTAATTAGAATGGGCATTCATCATCAGAGAAGGGTACATTCCCACCATTCTGCACCTTAGGCTCAGCAGCCTGAGATTTCCCCTTAGGAATCAATTTCAACTCATGAGCGATAATGAAGTTCTTAGTCTTCTCAATGCCATCATTCCCAGTATACTTCGAGCTGTCCATCTCGCCCTGGATATAAAGCAAATCACCTATAGCTACATACTTCTCCGCAATCTCAGACAGCTTGTTGAAGCAAGTCACATTGTGCCAAGTTACCTTCTCATGCTTCTCACCGTTCTTCACATACTTCTTAGTCGTAACCATGCTGATATTAGTCACAGAGCTGCCAGACTGCATCGGAGTGGTGCTAATCTTCCCTACGCGCCCCATGATTTGAGCTAAATTAATCATATTATTTCCTTAATTGATCGATGAAGTGCCTAGCAGATTCTGGATTAAGAGCCTCAATGCTCTCAACCTCATAGTAGACCAATGCCTTCAGCAGACGCTCTTCAGTAAAGCCTGTTTCTTCGATGAGTCGCTTAATTTCAGAATAGCAGTCAAGCGCTTCCTCTCCAGCTTCATCCATTTCTCTAGAGACTTCGTGCGGTTCTGCCGCTTCAGAATCCATATGAGGTACATCAGTAGCATCCAATCGCATAGTCGCTTCATCAATTTGCTTCCCTGTCTTAGTTAGATAATCCTGCTTGAGAAATTCTGTTCGGGTTACACCTTTGGAGTCCATCGATATATGTTCAAGCGTGATGTAATCCTCAACTTCTTCTCTAGGCTTGATACCCTTCAATGCATCTGGAAAGGCGTCTCTGAGAGCAAAGCCCCGAGCTCTGAGCTTGAGCATTCTCTCCGGATATTGAGTCCATGGCCCTTGCTTGCCGAGTAATCCAGCTTTCTTCGCCATCTCCAGAGTGAATTCGCTTACCTTGTCAGCTCGGCCCTTACGCTTCACAGTACATCTGAATCCAGTCACCCCATTAGAGCTCTGAATTGGCTCCTCTATAATGTCCTCGAAGTCCTTATAGCCCATACAGAGAGCCAGCATGTCATCGCCCCACATACTGGGCTTGCCATTGATTACAGCAATACATTGCATTGCTTGCTAAGGTGAGATGCCAATCTGATACC